ATCGAGCTTATATTCATCATCGCCCTTGGGTGATCCAGCCGTTTATGCTCGCTCCGGTCCTGGCCGGCGACACTCTTACCAATGTCGCTTGGCAGGCTCGTGCTGTGTCTGACCCCGTCCGAAACCCGTTGACCGGTGCCACTCTTGAGCATCATTTCTTTTATTACGGGTTTTCGGGTCTCGTGAGTATCTTCGATCAATTGAAGGAACTCATGCTCGACCCTGCGGCTACTGCTGAATCCCTCGGGATTGCTTCGACTGTAGCTGACCCTAAGAACTTTTTTATTCCCGAGGGTCAGGCCAACCGCGTTAACTGGTTGGCTCATATCATGCCGCAACTCGTCGAGGATTATTTCCGCGACGAGGGCGAGCTTGCGGGTTCTTTCCAGTATTCTGCTGGTCAGTATTTTTCTACCATGCGAGCCCCGGGTTGGGCTCAATCCGCCTTTGACAGTGCCGTTATTGAGACGCCAACCGATCCCTCTCTCGCTGTCGGTGGCGATGGGTCCATCAGTGGCAGCGAAGTCGAGGCCCTGCTCGCTCAATGGGTGTTGCAGCGTCAGGCCGGTATGACTGCGCTGTCTTATGAGGAATGGCTACAGCGCGAGGGTGTGTCTCAGCCCGCAGCGCAGGTCGAGACGCGCGAGCGTATCCGATCCACCTATGAGTGGACCTATCCGAGTAACACGGTTGATCCCACCAACGGTACTCCCCGTTCGGCTTGGTCTTGGTCTGTGCAAGCGCGCGGCGATAAAAACCGGTTCTTCAAGGAGCCCGGTTTTATTGTTGGTGTCAGCATCGTGCGGCCTAAGGTTTATTTCGCTCGGCAGAATAGTGTTGCCGCTTCGATGATGTCTGATCCCTATCGTTGGCTCCCTAGTGTTCTTGGTGATGATCTTTCCCGGCGTATTATTCGTACTGCGCCGGCTGGTCTTCTCGAAACCACCGCCGATGAAGTGGTTTTCGACATTGGTGATCTCCTTCTTTATGGCGATCAATTCTTTGACGTTAAGGCTGCTGCTGGTGATGGCAGTATCACTCAGCCTGCGTGGCGCGTTCCTGTGGTCAACGGTGTTGACGCGGCGGGTACTTCTACTAAGTATGGGAAGTATCCGACCAATTCCGACGCTTTGTTTCCTTTTGTCGGCAATGATACCGCTGCTTTTATTAAGCAGGATTTGTCTGTTGATCTCTCCATCACTTCGCGCATCCAGGATTTGACGCCATGATCAACCCTGATCGCTTCAACTATTTCCGTCTCCGCTATTCGGTGACCGATGATGCTCTCGACACCCTTCATCCGATCTGCAAGCGGCAGTTCGAAGACCTTGCTGAAATGTTGGAAGCCAATCCTTTCAAGGATGACGCCGGGGGGCGATGGCTCTTTCTTCCTTTTGAGGCATATCGCCACCCGGCGCGTCAGGCTATGCTCTTGGGAGAAGGCCGGACACGCGCGGCCCCTTACTCGTCTGCGCATCAATTCGGTCTCGCCGTCGATTTCGTGCCGGTCCGTGATGGTGTGGTCGGTCAATGGTCTTGGCAGGCTCCCAAGGAAGCGTGGGATTTTCTGGGTCAGTGCGCCCAGAAGTTCGGCCTCGTCCAGCCTATATCCTGGGACCGTCCCCACATCGAAAGTCCTGTCTGGTCTCAGCTTGCGCGCGCCTTACGGAAGGCGCTCGACGGGACGCCGGTCAAGGGGGCCGCAGGCCCGACCGGAGGTCGCGTGAGCCCTTGACGGGCGGTGGCTCCCAAGCCTGTTCTAAGGGGTGCATGATCTCATGCACCCCTGCCCACCGGCGAGGTTGGGGGGATCAAAGGGGGGCGAACGCCCCCCTTTTGTTGTGCAGAGAAATGCGCGGAGCGCCTACTTGATTATACCTGCACAAGTGACACCTCGTGGAACTCGACGCGCAGTCGATGCAGTCGCCTACTTGGCGATGGGCCGCCGGGCTCTTGCTGCCGGCGCTACTATGGTCCGCCCTCGCGTGTTCCACTGGAACACTGCGCCATGGTGCGACAATCCGTTTGAAACGGTTGTTGAATGCCATGACCGTATAGGGCTGGCTCGGTCTGGTGTCCGGTTGGATCGGACATCCCATGGGTGGATTGAAATCCAGACCGCCTGTCGCCGCTGCGACGGCTGCGCTAAGCATCGCCGGGCGTTGTGGACCGCCCGTGCGCGATCTGAGATCGCCGCGTCATATAGGACGTGGATGGTTACGCTTACCCTGCATCCGCATTACCAAGCGGTGTCTCGCATGCAGGCGCGCAAAGAGGTTGGCCCCGCGTGGGCCACCATGCCCGATGTCGAGCGGGCCCTTGCGCAGCACGCCGTGATTTCAAAAGAAATCACGCGCTATCTCAAGCGAGTGCGGAAAAATTCCGGGTGCCATATCAGGTATCTATTAGTGCTGGAATTTCATAAATCTGGCTTACCGCACTATCATCTGCTCGTCCACGAACCCGATGCGTCGCGCGGGGTTACGTGGCGGGACCTGATGACACCCTGGACCTGGGGTTTTGCCACTGCGAAACTTGTCGATGGACCCCAGGGCGCGAACTATGTCGCGAAATATTTGACTAAGGCTCTGCGGGCTCGCGTGCGAGCTTCTGTCGGATACGGTTCGTCCGAGTGATGTTTTTAGTCTGCCGACAGAGCCGCCCTTTTGGCCTTGTCAATTCTCGGTCTAACACCATAGGCTACAGCCGTGTCCATGACACCTCACGCGTGAAGGAAATCTCCGATGGCTGCTACCGGAAATCGCGGGTCTGGGCTCCAGACCAGAACCGTTGGTCGATCCGCCAATGAAATGCGCGACGCGATTAATCGCGCGCGCGACAATTCTCTTTTAGACCAAGCTCTTGAGGCTTACGACCGCGAAGCCGTTGGTCGTGAATTAGCTGACCGCAATAGCCTCGACAGGTCTATTCGGCAGACGCAGTTTCAGCAAAATGGCCCTTGGTCTCGCGATACATTGGCGGCACTCCGGCGGAACGCGGAGCGTTACCAAGCTAGGCAGCCAGTCGCTCCACCCTCTACTGTGCCGCGTGTGCTTGAGCTAAGCGCGGCTCAGAAAAGGATGCTCGCCCGTAACTTGGGCCGTGGCATCCTTGGCCGGCTTGTGCCGGGCGCACAGGATTTCGTGGACGAACTTTGGTCGCTCGGTGCGGCCCCAAAGCCGTTGACGGATCCTAATAAGACGGCGATGACCATTTCGCCGCTCTTAGAGGCGCTTTGGCAGTGCGACGGCCAAAGCGGCACGTGGTGGGATCAGGGTAGTTACCAGAAGACGGTCCCTAGTGGGCCGTATGAGTGCTACACCTTGCAGGCTGGTAACTATGGGGATTTCGATCCCGACCTTGGTACAGGCCCTGTCCGCATCCATGAGGCGTGGTGGCGCTATTTAAACGGCCAGCCTGCGCGCTGGCGTTCTGGTCAGGTTTGGCTGTATCCGGGTTCTGCCAATCCTGCCGATCAGCATGTTCGTGTCCCTCTCGCTGATGCGGCGCCACCACCAAACAACGGTGGCTTGCCGGCCACAGCTGTTGCGCCAGCGCCGCGCCCTTCTCAGTCTTTCCGGCGCGCCGCTGGTCGCGTAACTAACCCGCTCGGAATTCGTGGGGAGCGTAACGCTGCCGGTCCCGTCGCGGTTAATCCGCGAGCGGGTGCCGGCGCTGACTTTGTTGTTCAGCCCGGCGGCTTTGGCGGCTATATCCCGCCCGTGCATCGTCAAGAGCCGCCCGGCCCGGCAACGCGTGAAAGCAAGCGCTCTGTCTATTCCTTTATGGGCGCTGCGGGCGCAGCGGCTCTTCGTATCGTCGGCGTGTTTGGCGAGGCGACCGACGTTCTCGATGTGTTCTATGAAGCGTTGCCCGACGAATTTAAGCCGCGCGGCAATTATATTCGCGCGCGGCGCGAGTATCTGCCGCCGTCGTTTTCTCAGCGTATGGCGGCGTTATACGAGCATTGGGATAAGGTCGATCTTAACGCCGCTGTTGACGGCTTGATCCTCAATCAGTTTGAGGATAGGTTCTACGGGCTCCTTGGCGAGATTGCCAACCGTGGCGTCAACAAGCGCCTTCATTCCGTGGGCTTTTTGACTGGCCCATGGGATAGTGCCGCTCCTTATGTTTCTCTTGAGGAATGAGGATTATGAAATGGCCTATCGTCGCAAAGCGGCTTCTTCTCGAACTCGTCGTGCGGGTTCTTATTCCCCTCGCAAGCGCGTGGGCGGCCGTGGAACTCGGCAGCCCGCCCGACGCGGCACCGCTCGCCGGTCTGGTGGGCGCTCTCGCTCCACTCAACAGACAATCCGGCTCGTGATCCAACAGCCGAGTGTCGTTCAGACCCCGGCGTTGGCTCTTGGGCCGGCCCCTGCTCCCCGTAAATCCACCCTTTGATCAGGCGCCGGGCTTTGCCCGGCGTAACCTTTGAGGTTGCTATGCAAATCATCCAATCAGTGGCTCGGCCCAAGACCTTGCGGCGTAATCGGTCGCCGCAGCATCGAGCTTATATTCATCATCGCCCTTGGGTGATCCAGCCGTTTATGCTCGCTCCGGTCCTGGCCGGCGACACTCTTACCAATGTCGCTTGGCAGGCTCGTGCTGTGTCTGACCCCGTCCGAAACCC